GATGACTGGTACTTGTGCTCGGATCATGGGTGCGGGTGTGGTTGGTCGTGGAAGTACGACCCGGGTGAGCCGATGGGTATGCCTTGGCCGACGCCGCTCATTCAGATCACGGCTGTGTCTGAGGAGCAGACGGACAACATTTACGGCGCCCTGCGTCCGATGATCGAGTTCGGCCCGCTCGAGGACCTCATTCCGAAGACGGGTGAGGAGTTCATTCGGCTGCCTGGTGGTGGGCGGGTGGACACGGTGACGTCGTCGGCCCAGTCGCGGCTGGGTCAGCGTGTGACGTTCGTGCCGCAGGATGAGCTTGGGTTGTGGACGCCGACGAACAAGATGTCGAAGGTCGCTGACACGCAGTACCGCGGTCTGGCGGGCATGGGTGGTCGGGCGTCGTTGACGACGAACGCTTGGGACCCGTCGGAGCAGTCGGTCGCGCAGCGCGAGTATGAGTCGTCGGCTAAGGACGTGTACCGGCAGTTCGTGCAGCCGCCGGCGTCGTTGTCCTACCGGAACAAGGTGGAGCGGCGTCGCATCCACCGTTTGGTGTACGGCGAGGCGTTGAAAGAGCACGGTGGCCACGTGGACCTCGACAGCATCGAGGCGGAGGCCGCTGACCTACTTGAGCGTGATCCTGCTCAGGCTGAGCGGTTCTTCGGTAACCGGATCGTGCACGGGCACGGGTCGTGGCTGCCTGAGGGGCTGTGGGGCCACGGAGTCGACGGGCCGGCCGACGTGTCGTCGGTGTGCCTTGGGTTCGACGGGTCGTCGTCGGATGACTGGACGGCGATTCGCGCGGAGACGCGTGACGGGTTCCAGTTCACGCCGACGTACGGGCCGGACTCAAGGCCGACGATCTGGAACCCGGAGGAGTGGGGCGGTGTCATCCCCCGCTCTGAGGTGAACGAGGCCGTCCGTGAGCTGCATGAGCGGTATCGGGTGGTCCGGATGTATTGCGATCCGCGGGATTGGCAGTCGGAGATTGACGCGTGGGCGCTTGAGCATGGCAGTGAGGTTGTCGTGCAGTGGCCGACGTATCAGGTGACGCGGATGTTCGGGGCGCTTGAGCGTTTCGTGACCGATTTGGCGTCGCAGGCCCTGTCGCATGACAGGTGCAAGGTGACTGAGGTTCATGTGGGTAACGCGAGGAAGCTCGCTAAGCCTGGTGACCGGTACATCTTGGGTAAGCCGTCACAGCAGCAGAAGATCGACGCGGCGGTGACGTCGGTGTTGACGCATGAGGCTGCTGCTGATGCGCGGTCGTCGTCGTGGGGCGCTGAGGTTGCTAAGGCGGCGCGTACGTCCAATGCCATGTATGGCTTCGCTTGATCTATCGAAGGGGGTCGCGTGGACCTGTCTGTCGCGGCTGACCGGCGTGAGCGGGGCTTGGCGAAGATCGACGCTAAGCGTTCGGTGTGGCGTCGTCGTGAGGATTACTACCGGGGCCGCCAGGACCTGCCGTATGCGCCTCCTGGCGTGTCTGCTGAGTACTTGCAGCTGCGGGAGATGGCTGGCGCGAACTGGTTGGCGTTGGCGATGGACACGCCGACGCAGCGGTTGCGCGCTGATGGGTTCCGCACGGGTCGCGATGAGGCTGCTGACGCGACGACGTGGAATGAGGTTTGGCAGCCGAACAACTTGGACTCGCGGCAGCGAATCGTGTATTCGCAGATGTTCGTGCATGGTCGCGGGTTGATGTCGGTTTGGCCTAACCCGTCGGATCGTAAGTCGCCTGTTATCCGTCCGGAGTCGTCTGAGCGTGTTCACGTGCAGATGGACCCGGAGGATCCGTTCACGGCGGCGTGGGCGGTGAAGTCTTTCACGGTGGAGGACCGCCCGGTCGGGTCGAACCTGATCGTGCCGGGCTCGGTGGCGTCGCCGCGTGAGCGTCAGGTTGCGGTGGTGTACGACCGTGACTCGTGGGTGCGGTTCGAGCGTGGCGGGTCGTCGTACTCGGGTGAGTGGACGGTCGCGGCGAATGGGTCGCACCCGCTTGGTGCGGTGCCGTTTGTGACGTTCGATCACCGGCAGGACGCTGACGGGCAGCCGTGGTCCGCGATTGAGCCGTTGATGCAGCAGCAGGACGCGTTGAACACGATCCGCTTCCAGACGCTGCTGGCGATGCAGTTCGCGGCGTACAGGCAGCGCGCGATCGTCGGGTATGACCCGGTCATCCGGGACCAGCAGGGCCAGCCGCTGTTCGAGCTCGACGGTGACGGCAAGCCGGTTCTCGATGCGCAGGGCCGGCCTAAGCCGCTGTTGCAGTCGATGGGCCGGGCTGGCGTTGATCGGATCCTGGCGTTCCCGGGTGCGGACACGAAGGTGTTTGACATGCCGGAGTCGAACCTGGCGAACTACATCACCGTCCTCGGTGAGTTCCTGTCGGACCTATTCGCGCTTGGTCAGGTCCCGCCGCAGTACCTGCTGAACCGGATGAGCAACCTGTCGGGTGACGCCCTGGCGGGCGCCGAGTCGACGTTGCAGTCGCTCGTTGCGGACCTGCAGCGGACCGTCGGTGAGTCGCTCGAGGAGGTCATGCGCCTGGCGAACCGGGCGCGTGGTGAGGACGAGCCGGATCTGGCGTCTGAGGTTGTGTGGGCGGACGCTGAGGCGCGGTCGTTCGCGCAGACCGTCGATGGCATCACGAAGCTCGTGACGGTTGGTCTGCCGAGGCAGGCGGCGTTCGAGATGGTGCCTGGTGCGACGCCGGTGAAGGTGCGTCGGTGGATGGAGTTGTCTGCTGAGGAGCGGCGTGCCGCTGCGGTGGACGATCCGATCGCGCGTGCGGCTGAGGCGTTGCGGGTGTTGCCGCCGGCGCCTGAGGTTGAGCCGGTCGCGTGACGGTCGTTGACACGGCGCGGGCGCATCAGGCTGAGCGGGCCGATGTCGCGGCGGCTGCTGTTGAGCGGGCGTTCGCGTTGTGGTCGACGCTCGAGGTCGCGCGTTTGTCGGAGTCGTTCGACGACGGTGTCGGTGACCGGTTGTTCGTGCAGGTGTCGGTCGCACAGTTGACGGCTGCGTCGTCGGCTGACCCGTTCGTGTCGTTGGCGTTGGCCGATCAGGGCGCGTCGACGGCTGCCGTTGGTGTGACGGTCCCTCGCGCGCTTGCTGGTGTGGCTTCTGATGGGCGCGACTTGACGTCGTTATTGTATCAGCCGGTCATCACGGCGAAGCGGCAGATCGCTGGTGGGTTGTCGCCGGCTGCTGCGTTTGAGGTGGGCCGCGCTGAGCTGGGCATGATCGTTGGTACGCAGGTCGCGGACGCTGGTCGTGTTGCGGATGCGGTGGCGACGGTCGCTCGTCCGGCTGCGACGGGGTATGTGCGGGTGTTGTCGCCGCCGTCGTGTGGCAGGTGCGCGGTCCTCGCGGGCCGCGTGTACCGGTCGAACGCTGACTTCTTGCGGCACCCGCGGTGTGACTGCACGAGCGCCCCCGCGGTTGGTGGTGCGGCCGATGCGGTGCGCACGGACCCGAAAGCGTATTTCGAGTCGTTGTCGGGTGCCGAGCAGGATCGGTACTTCACGTCGGCTGGTGCTCGGGCGATCCGGGAGGGCGCGGACGTCGGGCAGGTTGTGAATGCCCGTCGTGGTGCGTCTGGTTTGTCGTCGGCGGGTCGTTTGACCGCTGCGGAGCGCGCGGCCCTTGACGGGCCGGGGCCGCGGCGGTTGGGACGTGTCGACGCGTACGGCCGTGAGGTGTTCATCACGCGTGAGGGCGCCCGGCCTGGTGGTCGCGGTGCTGCCCGTTCTCCCCGGTTGATGCCTGAGTCGATCTTCGAGATCGCTGGTGACGACCGCGCCGAGGCGCAGCGATTGTTGCGTCAGTTCGGCTACATCACCTGAGTTTCCGGTGGCCTGGTGCCGCCGGTTGCAACACCCCTCATTGGGCTGGCCTGGCGCCGTGCCCACCCCCGAGAACGCCCCTGGAGGGCCCTCATGTCCGAGCCTGCACCCGAGACCCCCACGGCCACCCCGGAGGCGCCCCAGGCGCCCCCTGAGCCCGCACCGAAGGCGCCTGATGCGCCCGTGTGGGACGGCCGCGTCGAGTCCCTCCCTGAGGGCGCGCAGAAGGTCATCCGAGACCTTCGCAAGGAGTCCGGTGACCGACGCGCCGCCCTCACATCCGCCGAGCAGCAGCGTCAGGACCTCCTCGCGAACCTGGCGACCGCGCTCGGCATCAAGCAGGACGACGCGCCGCCGGACCCCGCCGCGCTCCAGCAGACCCTGACGGACCGCGAGGGCCGCATCGGGTCGCTTGAGCAGGGCGTCCGTGAGCGTGACGTCGAGCTCGCCGCGTGGCGGGCCGCGTCCCGTCTCGGCGCGAACGCGACCGCCCTCATGGACTCGCGGTCGTTCCTGTCCGCCGTCAACGGGCTCGACCCGTCCGGCGACACGTTCCAGGGCGACCTCGACGGGGCCGTCCGCAAGGCCCTGGAGTCGAACCCCGCCCTCCGCGGCACGGGTTCCCCGGCTGCTGCCGGGATCGGCTCCACCCCTCACGACCCCGACGCCGGCATCACGCCTGGCATGGGGCGACTGCGCGCCGGGTATGGCGCGCGCTGACCACCCGAAGGCCACTGCCGCCGACGGGCCAACCCAACGAAAGGGCGGATGATCCGTCATGGCAGTGACCCTTGCCCAGGCAGCCCTGCTGTCTACCAACCAGCTCCAGCGTGGCGTCATCGAGACGTTCGTGCAGGAGTCCCCGGTCCTCGACCGTCTTCCGCTCCTCGAGATCGAGGGCAACGCGTACGCGTACAACGTCGAGGCCACGCTGCCGGGCGTTGCGTTCCGCAGCGTCAACGAGGCGTACGTCGAGTCGACCGGCACGGTCAACCAGCGCTCCGAGTCGCTGGTCATCCTCGGTGGCGACGCTGACGTCGACCGCTTCATCGTCCGCACCCGCGGCAACCTCAACGACCAGCGGGCCGTGCAGACGGCCATGAAGGTCAAGGCCGCCTCGCGGAAGTTCTCCGACACCTTCATCAACGGTGACGTCGCCGTTGACGCGAAGGGCTTCGACGGGCTCAAGAAGCGTCTCGTCGGCGGTCAGGTCCTCGACGCCGCGACCAACGGTGTCGGCCCCGTCACCGGTGGCCACGACTTCTTCGACGCCCTCGACGCCCTCGTCGGCGCCGTCCCGGGTGGCGCTGACGTCCTGTACGCCAACGCTCAGATCCGCGCGCGGATCCTGTCCGCTGGCCGGCGCATCGGTGGCGCCGACATCGTCCGTGAGGACCTCACGGGCAAGCGCGTCGTCACCTGGAACGGCATCCCGGTCCTCGACCCGGGCGCTTCCCCGGCCGGCACGCCCGTCATCCCCCTCACCGAGACGCAGGGGTCCTCGACGACCTCCTCGTCCATCTACGCCGTCAAGTTCGGCCAGGACGAGGGCGACCAGGGCGTCACTGGCCTCACCAACGGTGGCGTGCAGGTCTACGACCTCGGCGAGGTCGACGACAAGCCCGCCTACCGCACCCGCCTCGAGTTCTACTGCGGCTTGGCCGTTTTCGGCGGTGCCGCGCGCCTGCGCGGCGTCCTCAACAGCTGATCGAAGGAGGCCAACATGGCTGGCACTCGCCTGGACAAGGACACCACCAAGCCGTCGCGGACGGAGCCCGGTGACGGGCCCGCTGACACGACGGATCCCGCGGAGCGGGCCACGACGGTCCGCCCGTCGCCCGGTGACGAGGCGCTGAAGGTCGGCACGGTCAACGGCGTCAAGCCGCTGCCCGCCGCCCCTGCCGTTGAGCAGGGCGAGGCGCGCACGGAGACCTACGACGCGGTCCGACCGGACGGGTCGACGGTCACCGTCACCCGGAATGTCGAGACCGGCGAGTCGACGGTCAAGTAGTCCGTTCTGATCGGAGAGGGGGCGCCTGATGCCTGTTGTTGTTCCGCAGGATCCGGGTGGGTCGTTCAGTGGTGTCTTCGCCACGGTCGACGACGTTGTCCGGAGGTGGCGTCCCCTCTCCGACGGTGAGGCCGCGATGGCGGGGGTGTTGGTCGAGGAGGCCACGGCCTTGTTGTCGGTCACGGCCCCCGGTTTGCGGGGGCGGGTCGCCGCGGATCCCGATCTCGGGTTGGCTGCGCGGTCGGTGACCGTGTCGATGGTGTTGCGGGTCATGAAGAACCCGGACGCCATCCGGCAGTTCAGCATCGACGACTACTCGCGGACCCGTGACGCGGTCGCGTCCGGTGGGCTGTTGCACGTCACGCCCGAGGAGCTTGCGTCGTTGCTCCCGCCGGCCGCGGTGAGCGGCGGGTTCGGCGGCGCCTACATGGTGCCGCTCAGTGGATGAGGCTGAGCTCGCGGAAGCGAGGACAGCCGCTGAGGCGCTGATGGTGTCCGAGTGCCGGATCACCCGCCGGGCGTCCGGTAAGGGCGCCCTGGACCCCGACACGCTCGAGTACGCGACCCCCGCACCCGTGGTTGTGTACGAGGGCCGGTGCAAGGTGCAGGACACGCGCCCGCAGATCAATGATGCGGCGTCGGGTGACCGGTTGTTCGCGACCGCGTTGACTGAGCTGCACTTGCCGGTTGGTGCGGTCGGTTCGGCTGGTGTGCGGCGTGACGATGACGTGGTCATCACGGTGAACGCGTCGGATCCGGGGCTTGTTGGTGCCCGGTTCGTGGTGCGTGGTCCTCATCGTGGGACGGCGAAGTCGGCGCGGCGTCTCCCGGTTGAGGAGGTCGTTCATGCCGGCTGATGTGGCTGGGTTGCGGGCTCACGCTGCGGCTTTGCGTGCGGCGTCGAAGGATGCGCAGCGGGCGGTTGAGGCGACGACGAACCGTGCCGCGTTGAACCTGAAGAATGACTTGAAGCGTGAGGCGCAGGACGTCGGGTCGTCGTACTTCAAGCGGGTCCCGTTCTCGATCTCGTATGACGTGACGGTCACGGATGACGCGGTTGAGGCCGTGGTCGGTCCGGAGATCGGTCGCGGGCAGGGTTCGTTGGCGTGGATCGCGTATGAGGGCACGGCGACGCAGGGGCCGCGGTTCCCGGACCCGGCTGGTGCGTTGGAGCGTGAGGCGACCGTGTTTGAGCGGTTCCTCGCGGAAGCGGCGGTTGATGGGGTGGTGCAGCGCTTGTGAGCCTCACCGACGCCGTCCTCGAGTTGCTGCGTGCGGGTGTGGCGCCGGTGCCGGTGCATGACGGTGACCCGCCTGTTGATGGTGATGGGAACCCTGTCGGTGAGCGGTACGCGGTGTTGTGGTCGTCGACGCCTGAGCGGTCACCGGATGACGTGGGGCACACGTCGGACTGGGTGACGGGTCGCTGGCAGGTCACCTCGGTGGGCACGTCCCGAGCCCAAGCCGAAGCGGTTGCTGTGCGGTGCCGTGACGCGCTCGTCGACAACCGGCCCGTCGCGCCCGGGTACGCCACCACCCCCCTCCGTCACGCGTCGTCGTCGCCGATCCGCCGCGACGACGACTACCCCGGCCAAGGCCTGTTCGTGGCCGTCGACACGTACACGTTGAACGCGACCCCCACCTGAGGAGACCCGATGGCCGTCGAGCTCGTCGACGTCTGGGACAAGACCACCGGCGTCAAGGGGCGGCTGCCCAAGGACGCCCTCACGCACTACCCGAACTACTCCCCCACCCCCCGGCAGAAGGCCCGTGACGCGGTCGTCGCCACCCCCCAGAACAAGGAGTCCTGAGCGATGGCGAAGCTGCTGTCTGATGAGAACTGGAAGATCACGTTCGTCCCGACGCTGTCGGACGTCTCGAACCCGACGGTCGCGCAGCTGAACGCTGGCGTGGACCTTCAGTGCCTGGTCGCGATGAACAACTTCCAGCTCGGCGCGACTGGTGAGAACACGATCGACGACCCGGCCCTGTGCTCCGGCAGCAACGACCAGGCGCCCGGTAAGACGACGTTCGAGGCGTCGATGGAGTTCTACCGGTTCGACCAGGACGAGGAGGACGTGGCTTACACGACCTTCGCGGACAAGGGCATCGGTGGGTACCTGATCCGCCGGATCGGTAAGGACCACCGCGCTGACTATGTCGCCGGTGACGACGTCGCCGTGTACCAGGTCATCACGGGTACGCCGCGGCCTCTGTCGCCGTCCGGTGGTTACGAGAAGTTCGCCCTGGGTTTCTACATCCAGGGTGGCGGGACGGACGAGCGGGCGAAGGTCGTCGCCTGACCCTCCCGTTCTTGACCCGGCCCGGGCGCGTTCTTCCACGGCTCCGCGCCCGGGCCGGCATTACCATTGAGCCGTGGTGAGCCGTGGAGGCCACCAGCATGAGCAAGAACACTGACGAGCCCGTTGATGTCGATGAGGCGCCAGACCCTGAGTCGTTCGACGCGGCGGCGTGGCTGTCCGGTGCGACGTCGACGCAGCGTTCCGTGACGGTGTACGGGCGGGCTGACTTGGTCGCGGAGATCGATGAGCTGGACCGTCTTGCGCGGATCGCCCGTCAGGTGCCCGATGAGGACCGGTCGCTTGGTGACCCGTCGCCGGAGGGTATCGAGGAGCGCCGCGAGGACGTGTACCGGCAGTGGGCCGCGTCGGCTCTGACGATCCGGGTGGAGGGCCGGTCTGATGACCGCCGCGCCGCGATCATCAAGCGGTTGAAGAAGGACGGCGTGACGCTCGACAAGGACGGCAACGAGGAGACGCTCCATTTCCTCGCTGACGCGGTCCAGTCCCCTGCGGGTCTTGACTCGGGTTGGTTCCGGGCGTTCCGTGACAAGTCCGAGTCGCAGTACCGGCAGGTCGTGCAGGCGTATGTGACGGCGTCGGGTGCGCCGCCCGTGGTGACGCTCCCTTTCTTCGGGGATGGCTCGCGCTCCCGCAGGCAGGGAACGTCCTCCTAGCCTTGCGGACGGCCCGAGATTACGGGCAACCGCCGACGTTGTGGCTGACGGACGCGACCAAGCCGAGGTGGACGGAGAAGGACAAGCTTCTCACCCTCGCGTTGCGCGCGTATGAGGACGGGTTGTGCACGGGTTGTGGGCAGCCGCGTGACAAGACGTTCGGCTTCGACGCTGAGGGTTGGTACGAGCGGCACGTGGTGACGTGTCACGGGTGCGCTGCGCGTGAGGCGGAGCGGAAGGACGACCCGCAGCCCGGCGAGAAGGTCTACGTGACGGACTCGCGCCCGTCAGCGTCGGGTGGGGGCGACGGCGCGCACGACCACGCCTAGCACGACGGCCGCGAAGCCGACGGCGAGGGCGACGCCGCCGAGCCACATGAGGCCGCCGGCGAAAGACCCCTCGGGCAGGAACGCGCCGACGAGAGCTGCGACGAGCCCGACGAGGGCGATGAGGCACCCCCACGCACGGGCCATGTCGCCCGGTTGCTGTACCCGCTGTTCGGCCTGAGCGGCCATGTCTCCCCCTGATTGAGACCACCTGAAGGGGTGAGTATGGCAGATCGTTCGGTTGCTGTCCGTCTTCGGGCGGAAGTTGGTGAGTACAAGCGGGGCCTTGAGGACGCGGCGAAGGCCGCGGATGGTCTGGCGGGGAAGACGGAGGCGGCGGGTAAGGCCGTTGACCGTCAGGCGGCTGCGGCGGATAAGGCCGCGGGTGCGAACAAGGCTGCTGCTGGTGCGGCGGGTGCTGCTGCGACGGCGAACGAGGGCGTCGCGAAGTCGTCGGCTGAGGCGGCGAAACAGGCTGGGTACGCGAAGGATGCGCAGGGGCGTTGGCGGGACGAGAACGGCCGGTTCGTCAACTCGCAGGAGCGGGTGCGGCTTGGCTTGGACGACACGACCGAGTCGTCGAAGTCCGCGACGGGCGCCCTCGGGAAGCTCGCCCAGTCCGCCCGGGACAACCAGGCGGAGTGGCAGACCCTCGGGGCGTCGTTCGCGACGGTCGGCGCGACGATGGGCGCTGGCCTGGGGTTGGCGACGAAGTCCGCGATGGACTGGGAGTCCGCGTGGGCGGGCGTCCGCAAGACCGTCGATGGGTCGCCGGAGCAGATGGGCGCACTCGAGGGCGAGCTGCGCCAGCTTGCTAAGACGTTGCCTTCGACACATGAGGAGATCGCCGCGGTCGCTGAGGCGGCCGGTCAGCTTGGCATCGCCCGTGGAGACGTTGCCGACTTCACGAAGAC